CCGCCTCTTCCCCCCCAGCCTCTTCCCCAGCCTCTTCCCCAGCCTCTTCCCCAGCCTCTTCCCCAGCCTCTACCCCAGCCTCTTCCCCAGCCTCTACCCCAGCCTCTACTCCCGCCTCGTCTCCAATCCCTTCTTCTATAAAGATATTCATTAAATCCATATTATTTACAATATCGCCCATTATATCCCTATTATTTACAATCTCATCCATTATATCCCTTATAGTGGTATTTTTATATTCTATAACTATTATAATGAACCATCTAATCGTATTATCTATCATCACTATTATCATTTTATTCAGCGCCTTTAAAAACAAACAACCAACCTGTAATAGGTTTATTTTGAACACCTATGCCTATTTATTATTCATGATTGTATTTCTATACACATGCCATTTATATATTATAAAACACCTCCTTAATACCCCATTATTAAATTACTTAGTCCTCTTATTTATAGTAAATATCGTATTGTTGTTCCGATTAATGTATGTTCCTGCGTTTCACCCAATAGAGAAACACCTATATTTAATAGCCTGGTTAGTATCGTTTGCCTTATATACTTATCCGATGACGTTAAAAGCCAATAGGATGAGTCCAGCAGCATTAACTGAAATAATGGCTATATGTTTAGGGTTAACGCTCGCTGCGACGGGACTAGTTGTCTTTTTCCCGAAATTAGTAACGCCTGCATGGGGATTGCCGTTAATGCTAGGAATAACAGGATTAATATTAGCCCAAGTAGTATCCTTATTTCTAAAAACTAAATCTCTCTACACCACCTATTTTGCGATAGCATTATTTACAATATTCATATCTTATGACACACAATTAGCAATCACCGCTTCAAAAACCTGCGTAGAAGGCAAAGCCGACTATATTAAATATAGTTTAGGTCTATTCCTTGATGTCGTTAATCTATTCGCCAACCTTGAAAATAAATAAGAGGTTAAAATAACGTAGCAATATAGGGATGATCTCTATTTAGCGATATTAGGAAGTTTAATGGTATGCCATGTATCCCAAAAAATGTGGAAGCAAAACTATAATCCGAAATACCGATTGACGATATTATTAACTCGGATATTTCAGTAGGCGAAAGGTCTTCCACCAGATGGTTGTCAACAAAGTCTAATGGAAGAATAATAGGTCCAAATGTAATAATACCTTTACTATAAAAGTCCTTTAGAAACCCGCCAAGGTTTATTATAAATAAACCCATTCCGCAATTAAATCCACTGAAAGGACGACGGAAGTCGTCATTTGTGAGTATTATTTGAATTAGTTGTGGATAAGTTACCCTCCCCTCTTTATGGTTTAGTAAAATGCTAATTATTACACGGCTAATATTAGTATTCAGATTTAGGGTAGTAATATTATCTAAATTACGAAATTCAGGAGGAACAGGTACCTTATTAATCATAAATAACGGCTTTAATTTACATAATTTACCTTTTCTATTAGATAGAGGATTTGGCTTGTCCTCTTCATATATTTCTTGTTCTGCTACAGGAATACCGTGCAGGTCCTGTATGCGATGTTTTACCGCGCTGATGTTTTTTAGAGCAGAAGATACATTCACCACAGTACCATTCATCAATGTAACTGGTATAGTTTTGGGACTGGCGCTCCTGGTTTTGGGACTGGAGTTCCTGGTTTTGCGAGTTGATTTCTTAGGACTTGGTTGCTTAGTTTTACGTGACCGAGTGCTACGACGGAGAGGCAGATCGTCATATTCCGTATCCAGACTAGGAGGCTTTTTATACCCCAAACTATCGAACACTGTAGGATACATATAGTATTGTTTAGTTTTATGCATATATATATATATATAAACAAATTAACTAAAGATATTATAAAACCCAACTAGCATCCAACTAGTATTTACAATTTATAAAATATAAAATATAAAATATAAAATATAGTTTAGGTCTATTCCTTGATGTCGTTAATCTATTCGCCAACCTTGAAAATAAATAATAAATTACATATATAATATATTATTATATATATATTATATTATATATTATATAATGACGAATCTAACTATGCAAGATATTTACGACCTAGAAACATATAAGGCATATTTTAAATATGGCAATACCCCTACGGAACTTACAGTATTTATTGATAGCGAGAATTTATTAAATCCTTTAATAAAATATATATATGTAGGAAATATTAAACAAACATGTAAAAATCTTTTATATCGGGACGTTTTAAATAAAACAGCTACTAATCTTCCAAACGGTTATCATTTAAAACAAATAATAATAAATGATAAAATACTTAATATTTATCATGTAGGAAACGAATTACAACGGGGGGACGGATCTGGCCATCACATAGTAAGCACGACAAGGTATAGAGGAATTAATTTTTCAGCATATGATATGGGTAGTTTATCCGGTAGGCAGGACAGCAGTGAAGGCGGATATGGCGGTGAATGTACAGACGAATTTACCAACCATAAAGGAAGTACAGGAGGCTGGTTACAATACACAGAAGATCTGTCTTCGCATATTAAGCAAGCCCCTTCGAATGGACAGCTAGGCCAAGTTGCCAATCCATTTATAGTGGGTGGAGGTGGACTAGCGTGGTCAAATGCTGATGCCGGCTGGAATACGAAATGGAATGAACCTATGCCCTGGGATAAAGGGAGTGCTACAAAGTCCCCTGTTATCAACCCTAATACCCCCGACAGCTCGTTTGCTACCTCTTTTCCAGATCCGAAACAAATAAGGCACGCAGTTCAGGCTGGAGTAAACATAATTAGATTACCCTTTATGCCTACTTTTATATCTGAGTTAGCTCATGGGTGGGCGACTCGGGGAGTTTCGGATGAATTTGGAATGTTATATGCACCTCCAAATGAAAATTATTTTAAATGGTATATGCAAACGGTAGAATATATAAGGACAAACTACAGCAATGTAGTAATAATAATAGATTGTCATGTATATCAAAGATGGTGCCCAGTAAATATTCCAGGTACTGTGGGGTGTTTAGAACCCCTAAAAGCAGGTATATATGATATGAGTAACCAAGACGCATCCGATTGTCCATACAATGCAAGTTTTACCGGTGACAAACCCAGTTATACAAAGGTGAAAAACCTATGTGAATCAGGGAATGAGCAGTCTTGGAAAAGAATCATTGGGATCAACTGCATGGAAACATTATGGCATGGGTTATTGGACCTTAATACCCACCTGGAGGAAAAATCGCTTGCGCAATACCTCCATGATAACTCGCAAAATATATGGGTAGAGTTAATGAATGAACCAAATCAGGTATATAGTGAAGATGTAGGAAGAGGATATGGAAAGGTAATTAAAACCATGACAAATAAGCCATATAACATAAAAAATAAAATATTAATTGGAGGAAACTATTGGTCTGGCATTCATGCCCAGATAGACCCGAAGGAGCATGGTAAAAGAGGCGTCTCCATATACACGCCTGCCTCATCAGACCAAGGAAAACAAAGGACAACTCGATCCCCCGCCGATGCACTATTATATGGGATTAGCTATGAATTGGGCTCAGATACAATAATGGACAGCCTCATAAATTCCCAACAGTTAGTATATACGGTTCATCAATATATGGATATAAATTCGACAGGTTTATGGGGATGCACCGATGCTAACACCCCTTTAATAAAAAATGTCGAGCATATGAAAGAATTTACGAGGTTTAATCAACTACAAGAGTGGGCAGCCGATCAAGGTACACACGGTATCAAATTATTTGTCTCAGAAGTAGGAGCAGTACCTCATTATGGTGACGGCCGCTCTACAGGTTGCATACAACGCCTAAACTTGTTTTTAGAAATGATAGAAAAAGATGAGAATGTGTTAGGTTGGACACTATGGCGAGGTGTTCCAAATGTTAATTGGGCCTTTACCAATCAAAAAGTAAGTCCAACGTGGGCTGACGGCGAAGACCCCACGCCAGTTAACTCTTGGTCTAATCGAGTTTTTTGGGGCAAGTCATCTTTTTGCTCCGAGGAGTCTGGTCAATGCAGTGCCTCGGTATTTACGAACAACAATAAGGCGAAGGCCCACGATCGAGAGAGTAAACAGGCAGATACTGGAGGCTTATGGAAATTAGCTGGTGGACCAAGTACAACCTTTTATAAGCGCTCTACATAATATTCTAAAAACATACTTAAATAAACCACCCTATTATATAGTGTAAGAGAAGCGAACCCAATAAAACTTACCAACTTGCCCCCTTAACTCAGTGGTAGAGTGCCGGTCTTATGAGCTGGAAGTCGTGGGTTCGAAACCCACAGGGGGCACAAAGTATATATATTGTTTACAAATACATACTTAAACAGATGATACTATTATATAGTATATCTAAACAACAACGGGGGCAACCCCCAGATCCCTTAACTCAGTGGTAGAGTGTTGGTTTAAATAACAAATGGTCGTGGGTTCAACTCCCACAGGGATCACAATTATGTCTTTACAGCAATTTTTTTTCATAAATAAGAAAACCCAAGACATAGCAAAATACGCTTGGATGCCTGAGTGGTCTAAAGGGGGAGACTCAAGATCTTCTGTCATTGCGACGCGCAGGTTCGAATCCTGCTCCAAGTATTATACCCATCTAGCTCAGTGGTAGAGCGCCTGGCTTTTAACCTGGTGGTCGTAGGTTCAATCCCTACGGTGGGTGTCTAAACAATAGATACAGCAAAACAAACTAGAATTTAATCTTACAAGAGGGGTGCGAATCCCCTCCGTTCATTCGGCTAGAGCTGGAAAATACCTTCTATTGTGCAAAAAAACGTTTTGGATACAGCAACACCTTTTTCAATTAAATAAGAAAACCCTCCAAACAGCAATAAAAACAAAAGTAAATAAAAACAAAATAAATAAAATGTTATCACACAGCTAAATTTTTTAAATCTACCTAAAATAGAAATGCCGAAAGGCTTCGTGGGTTCGAATCCCTCCTCATGCACTATATTAATAATATAATATAATTATGCGTGTGTATCCAAGTGGTCAAAGGAAAATAAAAAACAATGATAACAGCGTAGAATTACACGGAGGATATCCTAAAATTTAAATACTTTTCTTTTATAAATACTTTTCTTTTATAAATACTTTTCAATTATAAATACTTTTCTTTTATAAATACTTTTCTTTTATAAATACTTTTCTATTATAAATACTTTTCTTTTATAAATACTTTTCAATTAAACCGGTTTCAAAAATGGAACCATTTTAATTTAAACATATTAATATCATTATATTAATAATGGACAATGCCACATGTAGAATTTGTTTTGAGGAACAAACAAGAAATAATCCTTTAATATATCCATGTCGTTGTACAGGAACGAGTAAATACATTCATAAAGAATGCTTACAACATTGGAGAAACACGACCCATACTACAGCGGATGAGCATAGAGAACATTGCATGGAATGTAATTATGTATATATAATACATAGTGTTCCTCAAAAGAAAACGTGCGGATATATAATAGCATGGGCTATTGTAAATAGACATTTAGGTTTGATTACGATCCTATCTACCGCGAGTACCATTATTATTAATAGTTACGTCTGCCCCCCCACCCATTTTTGGGATAGACAACCAAGTACAAATATAACTCAAATCCAGAGCCCCTTCATAGTAATATCCTGCTATACTATTACACCATTAAGCATTCTAGGATTATATACACTATTAATCTTATACTTGTACTTTTATTTTAAGCCCTCGATAACAGGCCGTTACTCTTTATCGTTAATATTAATATATGTAACCAGTTATGCTACTATAGGCCTACTAGGCTCATTAGGGATTATTTTTATATCTATGTTTATGAATCTATTTATATACAATGAATTCACTATAGAATTATTAGATTCCTATAAACCAGAGGAGCATATAGCTAACTATAATACCCTAGAATATAACCCCCCTATAAACAACTCACCAACCGTTATATCCCTACCAGTTACACCCCCACCAGTTGCACCCCCAAATATATCTGTCCAAGATATATTATTGCAAGATAATGCCGAGGCAATGCCAACTCATCTATAAACACATATCCAATTAAATATACAATTAAATATAATTCACGAAAGAGTATCATGACCGATTTTATTGCATTCATTATCATAGGTAGTATATTCGCTGGATACCTATATCATACGAACGAACAAAACAAAAAAGAAGAATTACGAAAGATACTACAACAATATATGGTTCTCGATAATCATATCTCTCCCGAAGAACAAATCGCCCTATAATATTCCGAAATTGTTTGTATCATTATACTATCCGTCAAGTATTGCAACCGAATATCTATATAACTATTTCCACGCCCACTAAACTCATCTAATACCTTTTTATACTCTACAAAAGACATATCTTTCCGAATCAATAAACGATAGTTCTTATCCATATATAATGATCCTCCATCCATAAGTAACCCAATACTCAAATCATTCACTAATCCCCACTCTATATTCTGTTTATTATCAACTATATTCTTCACTTCCAATTTATTCAAAAAAAACCCAGAACCTCCCAAAAATGTCCGACCCTTATAAGTATTTAATAATTGGGTTTTTTTTGAATTACTAATATACATGTCTAAATGCTTAGGAATCTCATTATAAAAAACATAATGTCCCCGATAATCAATATCATGAGATTGCACATAATTATCTAATCTCTCTATATTTAATATTACAGAGAGATTGGTATTCCAAAATACATCATATTTATCTACTAACCTACTAAATGCCTTCACTTGTTTAGCGAGAATACCAGGTATAAATAAAGCACCTCCGTCCCCCTCAAAATTATCTATTATTACATTATGTTTCAATTGCTCCTCATACCCCCGTAATTCAGACGATTTAGAAAACAATAGAAAAATATCTATATGAGGTATCTTACTAACCCTTTTAATAAGAGGTATCCAAAATAATTCAATATATAAATCATATGGACCCTTCCTAACATAATTCCCCGCACTACGACTCGCTAACACCATAATAACAATCTTTTTCATATAATTTAATAACTTATTAAATAACTTATTAAATCCTTTAACTACCCCCATGGATGGCTATCATCTGAATATAGTTCCGGATAAACCGTATGAACCAGACGACCTCCCCTGCCATGCATAGCCGGAGACGGAGTAGGAACACGTCCCCCAATAACCCCATCAACCACGCCTGTCCGGGTAGGTATTCTAAACGCGCTAGACGCGCCAGACGCACATAGTGCACTATTATTACCAATGGGTTTTTTACACACGGAACAATCCCTTAAGTTATACGATATTAAAGAACAAAAACAACTTATATGCATCGAATGACCACAATCAGGCACAACAATATTCTTATCTGAGACAAAATCAACCAAACATAACGGACATACCTCGGATTTACCAATGGACATTGTAATATTTGGATGGACAATCTCTACCACCTCGGTAGTCATTACATAAAATAATAAGAAACATTTAAATGTATATATATATATCTCAAATAATTATTCTACTACTCATACTATCATACAATACATCTTGATGTGTTTCACATAGTTCTTTAATGAACTTCAAATTAGAGAGATCTCTCAGACCACTATTACGTATATCCCGGATCATTCGCACCCATTTACTATCTAATCTCTGTGATAAACTCCAATCACCTGAATTACCCTCTTCCTTTATTCCGGCAACAATATCATTATACTTAAATAAATCCAATAAGTTATTAACATACCCCTCTACCGTACAATTATTATTTATCGGCTCATTTGTCATTATATAAAATTTTCTTAAACATTCTTGCTGATATTCATCATGCTTTTTTGGAATATTACATCCATTAAATAACCCATTTAAACTCGTCGGCATATTTGAAAGAAACACCAGCATATTTTTATCCAAGTTAACGTATCTATTTCCCCACGATTGCGTCTGTTTCCATTTATTCCATGCCGTTATATATGACGCGTCTACATCCTCCCTCGTTAAACTATCAAAATTCAACGCCGCCAACTCATACTCACTGCTTTTTATAAATTTATTATACCTACTCTTACTTATACCATACTTATAAGCTTCCCTATTCGCATAAAGTAATTCATTTCTTGTATACAGTTTAGATTTTGATATACCCATATATAATTATCTTTACAAAAATAATTATATATCTATTTTAACAATTAATCTAATACCTAATCCACATCATACCTAATCCACATCATACCTAATCCACCTCCTCCATGGTAGACTCCTCTTCCTCTACCGGAGAGAAATCATCCTCCTCCTCTAACGGAGGCAAATCATCCACCTCATCCACCTCATCCTCCTCCTCCTCCAAACCCAAACCCAAATGAATTAGTCGATGAATTCTACTCGCAAATACCGTCGGCTGATCCAAACTAAATCCAGACGTCAAGAGAGAAGTATCATACATTAACCAAATCAAATCCTTCACCGTCCTATCAGTCGCATCTAACTCCACCTTTTCCCTCATCGCCTTCACAATCGGATGCAAATAATTAATCTCCATCGTTTTTTGCCCCGCCATATGCCCTCCCATCTGTGTATCCCTAAGCGCCTGTGCCTTCATAATTCTCTCCATATTCGCACTCCAACCATATTCTCCCGTTACCAACACACACGGCGAATCAACCAAACGATTAGAAACCACGACCTTTGTAACCGCCTCACCCAACACCTCCTTCATTACCTTGCACAACGGCTCATGTAACGTCTTTTCCTTCTCAAACGCCTCCTTTTCCGCAGTATCATCTCCCAAATCCAAACCTTCCTTCGTAATACACACCAACTTTTTATCATCATACTCCTTTAATTGCTGAACCGCATACTCATCAATCGGATCCACCATATATAACACCTCATAACCCTTCTTAGTAAGTCGCTCCACAAAAGGTGATGTCTCCACCACCTTCTTACTCTCCCCCGTAATATAATAAATACTACTTTGCCCCTCCTTCATACGTTCAATATACTCCTCTAAACTTACCATATTCTCTCCAGAAGTAGATGACTGATACCTCAATAACTTGGCAATCTTTGTACGATTGGTGGAATCCTCATGAATACCCAACTTTAAATTCTTTGAAAAAGCCTCATAAAATTTAACATACTTCTCCTTATCCTCCGATAATTCCTGGAACATCTCTAATGACTTCTTTACCAAATTCTTTCTAATCACCCGCAAAATCTTATTCTGCTGCAACATCTCTCGCGAAATGTTCAAGGGCAAATCTTCCGAATCCACCACTCCCTTCACAAATTGCAACCACTCAGGCATCAAATCCGCACTCTCATCCGTGATAAATACACGCCTGACATACAGCTTAATACCATTCATCTTCTTTTTACCTTCGCCCCCTCCCTGAAATAAATCAAACGGCGCCCTCTTCGGCACAAATAATACACTCTTAAATTCTAACTGCCCCTCCACCGCAAAATGCTTCACCGCCGCATGCTCCTCCCAATCATTCGATAAACCCTTGTAAAATTCACTATACTCCTCAAACGTAACATCCTCCGGCTTCCTAGTCCACAACGGCTTCATATTATTTAACTTTTCCCACAAATAAGATACCTCCTTTACCTTTTTTGTCTTCTTCACCGGCGCATTCTCTCCCGTCTCATCCGTCACATCCTCCACCACCGGCGCATCATCATCATCCGACACCTCCTCCACCAACACCTCCTCCTTTCCTTCATCCGACACCTCCTCCACTACACCATCCACCACCTCCTCAACTTCCTCCTCAACTTCCTCCTCATCATCGGTCACCTCCTTCTCTTCCGTCTTTTCTACCCACAAATTAACCGGATAACTCACAAACTCATTATGCTTCTTCACCAAACCCTTCACCTTACTCTCCTCCAAATACTCCAACATATCTTCCTTCAGTTTCAACACAATCTTTGTACCTCGCCCTAGAGCCTCACTCTCATCCTTCACTACCGTAAAAGAACCTCCCGCAGAAGACTCCCAACGATGCTGCTCATCATCATTATGCTTGGAAATAACCGTAACCTGCTCCGCTACCAAATAAGCCGAATAAAATCCTACACCAAACTGACCAATCATACTCATGTCCGCACCCGCAGATACCGCCTCCATAAATGATTTAGTTCCGGATTTAGCAATTGTACCCAAATTATTTACTAAATCCGTTTTTGTCATACCAATACCACTATCTCTAATAGAAATCGTACCATTCTCCTTATCACATACGATTTCTAAACGCAAATTAGGATCAGTATCTAACTTACTAGCATCCGTCAATGCCTCATAACGAATCTTATCTAACGCATCACTTCCATTGGAAATTAATTCTCTCAAAAAAATATCTTTATTAGAATAAAACGTATTAATAATTAGAGACAATAACTGGTTAATATCCGCGCTGAAAGCATATGTTTCTGGATCGGTCATTAATACTATTTATAGTTTCGTTATTTTAAATCATTTTATAATAGAAATATAATATTATATATATATAATGTCTTCTATCTTAAATAAATCATTAGAAGAACGTAAAGCAGAATCAGCCAGTATAATGGTGAAATATCCTAACAAAATACCCATTATAGTATTGCCTTCTGTATCCCACTCCATCGATTTACCACAACTAGATAAAAACAAATTCCTAGTAACTAAGGATCTTACCACCGGACAATTCCTTTATATCATTCGTAAGCGCCTGCACTTAGCTCCTGAAAAAGCCATATTTCTTTTTACTGAAAAGGGAACTATACCAGTAACTCATATGCCAATAGTATCTGTGTTTGACGAACACATCAATGAAGACGGTTTCTTATACTTTCGGTATAGTTCTGAAAATACCTTTGGGGCTTAAATAATCTTTTTCATTTTATCTATTATTTTTTGCCTCCAATAATCTAATAAAATAATCCGACTATTAGGCAACACATAATCTCTCTCGGTATGACACATTCGCACCATTTCTTCCGCATCACTATATACCATATTATTACCAAATAATTCTTTAAACATTCCTTCCTCAATATTAGAAACCGGAATACATTCTAAACCAATTGCCTCATAATTACGATAACAGTCCGGACGATCCCCCTCCGGAGAGATAATATACTTGCATTTAACTAATTCTTTTAAATAAGATACATAACTTAATCTCTCCCCCGACTCCTTGCCAAATATGGGATATTTTTTACGAATATGTTCCGCAGGATACCAGTCTTTCACGGTTAGCGGTAATAAATGCACGGGTTTCGTTTTGTTAATTGAACCTGTATTCCACAAAAAATCAAAATAGGAAGAGAGAGATGCCATATTTATTCCATAAGGAAAGGCCATATATTTAGGATGATTCGCATAAATGGGATTTTGAGAGATCCACAACATAATATTCGGATGTGCCAAAACCATGTCTGTTTTGTCATTTCTCTCTATCGCCGGGTACACCCATTGAGACGTGATTAATATAATTTTCTTCTTTAATAAAGGCAATACCTTTGATATAAAATAATCAAAAAAATCTACCTGACACAACACAATATCATAGTGTTTTATAGACTCCATATTTTTATTTTGTAAAAGGTCATTTACACCCGACGGCAAGGCAATTTTATCTGTATAACCATCAAACCCAGAGAACAATTCATCCCCAATAAAATGATTACATATAAAATATCCAGACAACGGATTAATAATATGACTCAATAAATTACTCCCATCAATCTCCTCTAACATATCATAATTTACAAATATTAATTTAAGTAAATTAGGATATAAACATTTTTTACCATCAAAACACCAGATATTTTAATATTATATGTATGTATATCATCATGGACAGGATGGACAGCACCGAAACTAGCAACAAAGTTAGCACCAAAAGAAAACGTGTACCTGCGGAAGTAGGGTCCAGAAAGGAAGCCAGAGTCTACCCTAGTGAGAAGAAGCGGTCCTGCTGCAATTCAACCTACGATTACGAAGCCGGTAGCATCATCAAAGCACTATTGGTAAAGGAGGGATTTCTGGATGAAAAAGGCGAAGTCCTCGATCCTCTTTCAAACCTCTCCCCCAAACTCTCTATCCTCCCAGATTCATTGCCCAGTTGGTTGGCTAGCGCGAAGCATAAAAAGCAGGTTTCACGTACCGATGGGGATTCGTTCTTGTCGTTTCTAGATGATTTGCCATTAGTAAGTCAGGGGGCACAGCAGCCAGAGACCCCTGATTTGCCATCAGTAAGTCAGGGGGCGCAGCAGCCAGAGACCGACCAGCCCGAGTATATTATTCTTATAACAACACACGGTACGATTTCCCAAGATAAAACAATTGTGCCAAGCGAATATACTACAAAAATAGTAACAATAACAGCTTCAACTCCTGGAACAGTTAACTATGTCAGCTCCGGCGAAGTCAAAAAGTGGATGACAGAGATTGAGGACATCGGCCTCGATTCGCGTTTTGATACCATGGGTACAATTGGTGCAAACATAAAGGAGTTTGCCGAAAATAACTCACCATATTATAAACGAGCGAGACAAGTGCATGATCAGTTCGGGAGTGATCGGATATCACGCGCTATAGAGTATTGGAATAAATGTTCGTTGGTCTCTCTCAGAGATAGCACAATGGCTAGGGCCGATTTTGAGAACTATTATGATAATGCGGCGTTTGGTTATGATTCGTGGTACAACAAGATCAGTGATGAAGCGCAAGGAGATACAGCGCAAGGAGGTAGTTTTTATGATAAAACGTACAAAAATAAAGGCTTAAAAGACACAGACTCTAAAACGCTGCAATTAGGACTCATAAAAATATTAAAATGTGGAGAAAGGACTTGGAAAAATTTTCCCATTGATAAAAACTTATCCGGCGGCAAACATGTTACATTCAATGAGGAGGACACCATTTTCACCGATGACAAAGAATGTAAACTTTCGGACATATTATATACGATAGAAAATGGGCCTTACGATAACGTCGTAATAATAGATTTAACGTGTAGTGTGCCGTCTCCAGAGTACTTGGATTGTTTATATGCCTACTGCCCGGGTGTGTCTGATGCCATGTCCGAAGGAGGATCCAAATCCAAAAAAAGAAAACGAAAATCCAACAAAACACGCAAACGAAGACGCAAGCCAAGCCGCAATCCAAGAAAACACAAGAAGCACCAAAAATCCAAACGCAATCCTAACAAACGTAGAACCAAACGTAAGTAATCCGATTTTTATAAAAAATTGATTTAAGTTAATCATTTTATAATAAGTTATAAAATGATGCAAGACACTTCTACCACTATGCAAGCCTCCATAACAAACGGTACCCCCATATCGTTAAAAAATGCCAAGTATAATATGGCCATTTTAGAGTTAGAAGCACCAACGGAACTACCAGAGATACATCCCCTGCTCTCGCGCGCATTATACCATTATGTTTTTAACATTGATAGATCAGGTTCCATGTCCATAACTACTCCATCAGATTCCAGTTCTAAAATGGAACAGACTATTATTACCTTAATTAATATCATTAATTGGATGCTAGAAGATACCCATAACGAACATTACATAACTATTATACTCTTTGATAACCGCGTAGAGACTCTCACCTACGATACGCTAATAAATACAACAAACGCCCCGTCATTAATTCAACAAATTCAACAAATACAACCGAGAGGTACCACTAATATACTCGACGCTCTAATAACCGCTAAAAACATTATTGATAAACTAGCGGAAAAACCACACACCGAAATTATCCACCTGTTCATGACCGATGGCAACCCAACGGGAAAAACGCAATCATTCGCTTCTTTAGCCTCCCACGCTAGTTCCACCAAATCAAAAAGCAAAGATTACTATATCGGGTTTGGTCTAGACCATAATTCTACCCTATTACAAACCCTCGCAGCCACTCACGACAATACCTACCATTTTGCAGATAGTTTAGAAACATGCGGTATGGTATACAGCGAAATTTTACACGAAATAATCTACAACTATCAACCGGAAATTATATTAGTAGCCGAAGGGTTTGAAATATATAATTATAAAACGAATCAATGGAGTAATAGCTATACGGTGCCAAATATGGCATACCAATCCACCAAAAAATACCACATACGGCAACCAATAAAAGCACCAGAGGAAGCAAAACTCACCTACACCTTACCCGAAGTAGTAGCCCCGCAACAGATAGACATTGTGTTTAATCCCAAAGATGATGTAACCGTAGAAAATTACATTTGGAGACAACAGACTTTAGCATTATTGTATAACATTGTTCATTCCAATCTCTCGGAAGCAGAAGCAAATACCTTTTTGGAACAATTAAACGCATATATCACCAAAACAAACCAAACAAATAATACCTTTTTACAAACTCTCGTGGATGATGTGTATGTAGCTATTTCCGTAAAAAATACAGAATATCAAGACATGTATATTTACACGAGACAAACCTCTCAAGGAGGACAAAGAGGATACACTGTAAAAAATGTAACACACCTATGTACTATGGCGAAACACACTTTTTCACAATCCAGCGCGACCGATTATGGTAGTTTATCTCTGAATAAAATGACACGAAGTATTAGTCAGGCGAATTCTCCAACCAATCAACCATTACCTAGCACAGAAGACCAACTTAAAAGAAGCCTATCAAGTCCTAATAATATTGGTTCTTTACAAAGCCCAACTCAGGAGGTATTCAGTCCTAAACAGGGAAAAACCCAACCCATACCCATACCCATACCCATACAAGACCAAGTAGTATCAATGACTACGCGTCCATCATTGAAGATGCCCACATTTACAAGGTTTATAAAAGATACTAGATTCTAAATACCAGATTCTAAAAATACCAGATTCTAAATTCTAGATTCTAAATACTAGATTCTAAATTCTAGATTCTAAATACTAGATTCTAAATACCTATATTTTTACTTTATAAATGTCCCAATTGAATCATTTCTTCCCTTATTTTTCTAATAAATTAAGACCATAATATGCGTTTTCCTTCTCTATATAACGTATATAGACCCAATAAGAGTGTCCCTGTATTCATTATGATAGTCCCTTTGGATAAAATTATCCATTTTTTCATAATATCGCGTGTATTATCCGTTTGGAATGTATTGATATCTTCTATTAAATAATAACCGATATATATGGACCCCATCATAAAGAATAGGCTCACTAAGATAAGATAAATATTATAGATAGCATGTTTACTTCTGTGATATTGTGAATATCCCATCGCAGAAAAACTCGCCATTGTAAATAACGCCATATTTCTGACCGAAGTATGAAAATACATTAGTAGATTCTTTTCCTTTTCCATTCTATAATATATTCTTATACTATAATATTACCCATAATTCCGCCTATAGATGTAAGTATGGGGATAGAACTTCTTACGCACTAATCGCATACACATACACAAAGGAATCTCACTATTAGCTAACAAATAGACCCAGTAGCCAACTTATCCGCCCAGTCATTTCCTATAGAATGAATGTCCTTATTACCAGTGTGCGCCAACACATGCATAAATACCACCCGTCCACCAGATGCCAGTCCCCCAGATATACTGTCCTTATACAATTCAAATGCTTTCTTAACCAATAAAACATTGGGAATGGATTTCTTTTTACCTACACCCCACTTTTTTTTGGAACATTTCTCTCCATATTCTCCTGCACATCGGATCGCATAGATGGAATCGGACATGATACAAATCGTTTTTCCGGCAACTAGATCCGGTTCAATCAGAGAATAGGTTTCAATAATAGCCGTTAACTCGGCGATATTATTGGTTTGTTTGCCGACAATCGCCTTGGATACATTCCGAGGATCATTCTCTCCAAAATAGATACCATAACCGGCTTTTGCATTAGAGCGTCCATTGTTGGAACATGCACCATCGGTGTAGACGAAATAATCCATACACCTAGCATATAAAATAATAATATATTCAATTTTATATAATGATAGAACCAGAAGTAGACATCCAAGAAGACATTCTAGACGTCATTCAAGATAAAATTATCCTAACGCTAGACAAAATAAACGACATTAATCAGGTGTTTGATTATGTGAAATTAATTATGGAAGCATTAGAACCACAACCCATCCCTGGAAAAACGAAAAAAGTATTAGCACTAAACATACTCCGAAACATTATGGCTCAGTCAGAGTTGGAGGAAACTAAAAAAGCAGAGTGTATTGCATTAATCGATAATAATATAATCTCAAATGCGATAGATGTAATTATCGAAGCCGCATCAGGAAAAATGGAGATAAATATGCCGACCCTTAGCACGGCAAGCGCAACTTGTAGTAACTTTATAATACCATGTGGATTATCTCTTTTAACTAGAAAACAAAAATAATCCATGAAATAATCCATGAAATAATCCATGAAATAATCCATGAAATAATCTATGAAATAATCCATGAAATAATCTATAACATATATATAATGCCTAGTAGTTTTAGTAAGCATTCATTAGCAAGAACCGGAACCAAAACCCAAAGAAATAGAGTAACCTTTAACGAACATGCCGGCATAACACCCTTTAATAAACATTTATCGATACAGGATATGGTCGAGCAAGATATGATGAGTATGGATCATTTTACACCTGTAAAAAAGAAAAAAAAAAGGAAGAAATCACAAAAAAGAAAACACCAAACAAGAATGTCCGCCAAAAACCCCCGGCGCAAACCCCGAAGCAACCCCCGAAGAAACCCTCGCAGCAAAAAACATACTAGAAAAAGCATTCAACAAAAAGCGAGAGAATCCATCGTAAACCAGCGGCGTCGTAAATATACCGCGAAAAGATAATTTGTTATATTATTCTAATATATGAATTATAAAATAAATAAATGGATTATTATTATAATATTAGTCATAATAGAAATAATTGCTCAATATAGTCTAAACTATAGTTCTATCCATAAAGAAGCACTGTATAAATACCTAGGTATGCTATTATACTCTTTATCTGGTTATTATTATTATGAACTATTAATAATAACGGATGATTTAGGTAGCGCTAATGTATTATGGACGTGTGGCACCTTTATAGGTGTCACCTTACTAGCAGTAATGCTTAACAAAGAAAAACTATCATTACGTAAAATAATAGCGAGCATATTAATCGTTATAGCACTTATATTATACGAATATTAGGAAAACTTAATACTATATCGCATTATATAATCGGTAATATTTTCACGGACATATTTACTTATAAAATCGTAATTCTGTAATATAAATACGGTTACGCCAAATAGCAAATCCAATAATAATATAATAAATGCATATTCATATTTTAAATATACCAATGCCGAAAATATCAAATAATTAATAGCATGAATGAAGCGATACGGACTCCACCATACATCCGAAAGCAAACCCGAAAAAGAAATAAACAACCAATATATTGCTACCCCAAACGTAAATAACGCCATCAACTGAATAGTCGCCGCTTTATTAGCTACGGAGGTAGTTGTCGCTTTCACGGCATTATCCTTATCCACCTCAGGGCGGCGAGTCTCATCAACCAATCTATTTATATAAGCCATATAGACCAATAAACTTCTAATAGGCACACAAAAGATAAAAAAGGAAAAAATAACAAATTCTTTTTTCATATATACTCAAAGGAGTTATTTAATCTCTCACATATAACTAAAAAATTGAAATAATAGTTAAAGATAATAAGATAAACATAACCATGTCCTCCTCCACAGCATTAACCACCGCGCCCAAATTATATGAACCAGTTTTCAACCCCGATACAAATACGTATGAAGACGACTGTCCATGGCAAAAAGGTTGGCGAGGCACGAGAGAACCACACAAATGTTTTTGCAATGCCAATGTGCTCTTTAATACCAGATCAGTATTTAAGCAACATATTCTTAGTGGAAAACATAAACAAGCATTAAAAGAGTATAATACCGGTAAGGATGAGACCAAGGCAATCATTAAGGAGTTTCATATCAAGATCGACCAATCGGAACGCGCTAAAAATAAATTAGAAAAAGAGAATGCAAAGTTAAAAGAACGCCTTGCACAAAATACTACTCACAATGAGAGACAATCTGTAATTATTAGTACTCAAAAGGAAGAATTAGCTAATAATAGCACCGAAGCGACCAAGCAGAAAACGAAACACCGAAAACTAAAAAACAAACATAACGAACTGACGGACTACCTAGAAATTGTGGAATCGGAGTCAAAAACCCAGGCTACAAGAATTAATGAATTAGAGGCCTACCTTAAAATCCTAGAAGAGAGAGGCACCGCGCTAACTCCCCTATCTCCTCCTCCTCCCCTATCTCCTCCTGCGCGACCTCATGATGCATCGGACAATCTATCTCCCCCTCCTGCTCCTAGAAAAAAACCTCAGGGAGATTCTGACGAGGACGACAACTGGCATGACCTGTCCGACGAAGATTAAACCTCCTTCTCTCTATATGGATCAATCAAATCCATAATAAAAGGGTTCATTTGCTCGGGATCTAACATATATTTTGTACAACAATCAAATGTAGTATTTTTTTGTTGTTTAAACTCAACATGATCTAATAACACAATCGTTAACCACCACTTACACCAACTATACTGTTGTTTTTCCGCATTTTTTATTTCCAACCGAAACATTTGGTCAATCATGGAAAAGGCCGACTTTAATAATAAAATCTCTTTAATAAGTTCTTTTTTTTTTTGAAATAATAGGCGTGTTTTCTCTCTATAGGAGTCATTATCTACATAAGTATATTTTAAATACCTAATTTCATTTTTGGTATTTTTGAGAGATGTAATTAGTTTTTTACGATGATCATCTATTTTTTTTATAATGGAAAAGACATTTGTATTATAAATTACCGGAAACTGATAACGTATTGCTCTAGGCACAATAAATTGGTTCGTTTCTTTTATTTCGGATATACATTTTTTTACGTCTTCTATTTGTTTGCACACATTTTCCTCTATCTCCTTACACGGTTTCCCATTATTAAATAATAAGATGGACCCAGAGGTAAACTCCACTGCTGTTTGCAATTTATCATATTGATGGGAGGACGTTTTATATGCCTCTGCTGCCGCATCCAATTTTAAATAATTAACCAACGCCAACAAAAAAGCAACTAACGCAGAGAGACCCGCAAATATAACGGTATATTTATCTAACACCTCAATCAATACCGAACTTAATGAAGAGATAAAGATTGCTGGTAGCATTAACCTATTTAACATCATTTCACATCTTGTTTTAGATTCCATACAAATTATTTTTTGACCTTTTAAATAACTAGCCAATATATCTAATGCAGCAGAAAATTGGTGATTAACATCCAAATATTGACGGTCAATCTCTCTCTCTACTGCTATTAAATTTAATTTTTTATATTCCCCAGTAGATTGATTCGTTTTAAATTCGAACTGACATTCCTCTAAACTATTTGTCTCATGGCTAGCATCCATTTCACTTGAATCTCCACAACTAGCATAGGAATAACCTAGAGACATCCTCCTAGAATGTTTACCCAATACCATAGGAGAATGATATGTCATCCCTTTTTTTTTCGCATGTTGTTCTATAAGTAACTGTATCTTCGTCTCACGCATTACACACGCCAGTTCCATAACCATACTAGACCCACTCACATCGTTAAATGCTTCCTCCACCGAACCCAACTTTCCTTTCCAGACATTAAAGTATTTCATTAATTTCATAATATTAGTATTAATTGTTTCATCTATTCGAATCTCTATCGTATCCATCCCTTGTAATATTACAATCATACATTTATTTGCCAGTAGAACCAAATCCCCCATCTCCCCGTTCAGTATAACCCAGTTCATCAGAGTTATCCACTAGTTCCACATAAAT